GGTCTCCGTAATTTGTTACCTTCACTGGGCCATCAGCAGGAAGCATCTCGCCTCGAGCATTGGCCTGAAAGCGTAGGATAGCCTCGAGCAATAGCGGATGGCGGATAACTGAGATCCCGTCCTCGCCGGGCTCCGCTCTGGGCTCCTCGATCTTGATGCCGAGCAACTCAATGCCCTTGACGATATCTTGGAGGCGCTTGTCTTGTCGTGTCTTGTCGTTCGAGATCAGTCGCAGCAGTTCACTTGCTACATTCTCGAGCGTTCCAGCAGGGACATGCAAAGCAAGATTGGCATCATGCTCTTCAGCCTCTTCAGAAGGCAAGCCAAGCAATGGGCCAAAGTTAATGTTAACCGAGCCGTCAGGCAGATCGATCGTGATCAGGTTCTTGCTTGGATCGATCAAGTCGCCAAGATCACCGCCACCGAGTGCAACATCCTCGGCATCCGGCATATTTCCCAGAACAGGCGTCTGGCGAAGGTTTAGTGGTCTTTCCATTCTCGAATCTTCCAACTTGGGTCAAAGCCTGTCCAGCCAAGGAGCTTGGGAGGCAGCGTGTAGGAGGCATCTGGAAACACCCAGCGCCCGCCTTTCGATATCGCAGCAGTGTATAGTTTCTTCCCGCCAACCTCGACGGCCATCACAACCTGTATGCCTTCAGGACACACAACCTGCGGAGAGATTAATTGCTTCTCATCAATCATTGTGGGCCACCAAATGGCTCTGCACTGGCCAGATATTCTGTCATCTCGCTATGCCGAGTTAGATTGAAATCGATGATGTCCAGCGTCTCACGCAGCCGATCAAACTCATCTTTCTGTGCTGGAGTCAGGCCTTCATACGCCCTGTTAATCTTGCGCAACTCTTCAATCCTGCGCTTGGTCTCTTTGCGGCGATCCTCTAGTTCAGCGATTGTGATCATCCGTTGCCCAACTCCCGAGGATCATTCAGCATGTCTTTACTGATCCACCAGCGGCGGCCAGCCAATGTCTGCTTCATGCAATCATGCTTTGCTTGCGCCTCATGCACTCGGATAAATCCTTCAATCCGAAACTCTGGAGGCAAACAACTAACCAAACAAATAATCTCGCCAGACGGATCGGTCTCGCGGATAATCAAGTTCCCGTAATCTTTTAGAGCCGATCTAGCCTTAACATCAGTTCTACCATTTAGCCACTTTCTTACAGCAGCCGTGGCAAGCGCCTCGTTGATCGGGATGTCCCAAGACGTAATCGCTCCAACCCGTAATGTTTGGAACCGATCGCCAATATCGTTGAGGTGATCTCTCACGCCCTGATCTACAGCGGCGAGAACCTCCTTGCGGCTCAACTGGACAACTACAGGTTCATGCATGTGCCGGGTCTACCTTCTGCCCGCTTACCCGGCAAACGGGCCACTAACTCCCGGAAAGGAACAGGAGTAGAAGCCTCAAACATCGTATGGAGCCGATAAGGGTTTGCGATAAGTTGCGCGATCTGTGATCTCAGCAATGACCTCATCGCTGCGCCTCAGAAGGCCTCGCTCTCGCATATACCTTAACGCTTGCGTCGTAGAATCCACAAGGTCGTCGTGCGCGCCTTTCGGGAACTGTTCGCACTCGGTGATAACCTTGTCCGCCCACTCTCGATCAGGAGCATAAATTTGGCCACCAGTAAAAGCAGCTTGAACGGCGTATGCACGGGCGACCTTATCCAGTGAGCCGGGATTAATTAGCTGCACAGAATAATCAGCGGTCTTCATCAGGCGCTTGATCTCTTGCGCAACCGAGATGCCACTGGCCTTGGCCTCGACCAATAGCGTATGGACGTTAAACCTGCGGCAGCTATCCATCACCCACTCAACAAGACCATAGTTCAGTCTAGACCTGCGGAGATAGTCTGCATCCGTCTCGCCGGGATGGCGTATTGTCTCTGGCCCATGAATAGGCAATCTCTTGGCCCATGCGAACATGAGCATACAGCAAGGCAGTGTGTCTCGATCATCAATGAGATCCACCCGATCACCCTTTGAGGTCAGGATGGCTCGAGCTTGCTGGCCACTCTTTTGCCAGACGCCCCAGATTGTCAGGGCAGAGGCGTCGGCGCTTGTCTACTCGCTGTAAGCAGTATCGAGCGAAGCAACCACATAATCCATCGGAGGATACTGGCTCGAGGAGTTCATGCCTTGAGCAGCAGCCTCATCCTCATCATACAAGACCCAAGCGTCTCGAGGGATAATTCCTGCGCCTTTAGGGCTAGGCGTCTGCTGGAACTGACCCGCATAAGCATACGGACCAAGTGCGTGTTTGTCTCGAGCAACAACCTCTGGAGGAAACCGCTCCGGGAAAAGTAACTGACCTTCCTCAGTCCGAGGATCTACAAAGCCAATCTCGGTCTCGCATCGCCTTAATGGATCAAACTCCATCGGCAGACACAGATGTGTATATCCTAAATTATTTGAGAGAATAATACCCGATACATCCTCCTCATGCAATCGCTGCATAATCGTAATAATGGCGGAACGCTCGGGATTGTTGAGGCGGGTTGTTAAAGCCTCTCTATACCACTCAGCAGTTGATTCTCTCATCGCATCCGAGTTAGCGCCCTCAACGCTATGCGGGTCGTCTACAATCACAATATCTCCTCTGGAGCCAGTAATTGATCCAGCAGCAACTGCTTCTCGAAAGCCCATGGCGCTATTCTCGAACTTGGTTTTGGCGTTCTGATCATCTGCCAGCACCACGACATCGCCCCAGCGTTCCTGAAACCAGTCGCTCATAATGAGGCGTCTAGTCTTGGTCGAATCACGAATGGCTAGGTTTTGGCTATGCGAGGAGCAAAGGAACCTAACATGCGGAGACCTAGTCCAGACCCAAGCTATAAAGAACACAGAGGTCAGTAGGCTCTTCATACAGCCGGGAGGCACGTTGATAAGCAGCCGATTTATATCGCCATGATCCTCGCCATTATGGACTGCCTCGAGATGCTTACAGATAGCCCGGATATGCCAACCCTCAGAGAACTCGTTACCCGGCTCGATAATGTGCCAAGCCTGACGGACAAACTCAATCAGATGACTTTCTGCGGCTTTTTTTGACTGGCGGAAGTTGTAAAGCTTCTCGGCTGACGCCAATCTCTCGAGCCTCAACCTCGATGAACTCGAGGAGTTCTCGGTCGGACATCTTATCAAACTCTCCAACTCTTCCATGCTCAACCTCATGGCGATCACGCCACTCATGTCTGCGTCTGTTCTTCAGCCAAAAGATCATTGCTGTATCTGAAGGCGGGACATACTCCTCGTATCTCACCTTCACTGGAACATCATCGATGATGACAACCTTCTCAGCCTCTCGAGTAAAACCAATAGCCTTTTGGTAAAGTGATCTCTCTACTCTATTGTCACAAGCAGCCTTTCCAACCTTTCGGGATTCGGAAAACTCCTCGTTTACATTAGACCATTCATGTATTGTATCTAGGCTAACCTCAAAGAACTTGGCTAGTTCTATATCAGTAGCTCCCATCTGACAGAGCTTATAAGCTTGCTTTGCATACTCTGGCTTATACTTGCTTGGTCTGCCTACTTTGCTTGGCGAGACTATCTGGGCCTCTTCACCTTGGGCTTCCTCGAGATAGGGCATCTGATCCATTGGTCTGCCTTAACTGTTTCTTATCTAGCCTAATCACTGAGCTAGGATGTAAGCATATCTGATCTCGGGATGGGTTAAAGAATATACCGCCAGCCTCTTTGCATTCGAGGGCAGCCTCCCGATGATCAACATCTAGCATAAATAACCATATAGCGCCGATTATGCCAACTATTGAGATGCCGCTAAATAGAGCCTTGTCATCCCACATAGTCGTCCTCCAGTGCTACATTGGCAGTCTGGAATACCGGGCTATCCGAGAGACCATGCTCTTTAGCCAATTCTAATAGCTCACCGAGAACCTTCTCGAGCCTTCTGATTCTGCTCTTTAGACTGAGAACCTCGACAGTCTCGGCAACCATCCGCTCTCGATCGCTCCACTGATTCCCATCCCATCGCTGATAATATAACTCTCCATCCGAGCCATAAAATACATTAATATCGCCAACGTCCATTTCCAGTTCTCTCTTCCAGTTCAATCAGTTACGTCTAGCATATCTCTGGGCGGGACGCTAGTCCGCTGTCGGCTTCCGTCAGAGCAGTATGCATCCCGCAAAGACCTCTCCAGAGATCAAAACCCTACCACAATAAATAATATCCACAAACTTAAAGAAAGTTGTTGACGACACTATTGAGGTGTGAGAGTATCAATCATCGGAACACGAACTGAGGAACCTGACAATGGCAAACATCCTAGACACCCTCACAGAAGGCGAACTCAAAGTAGCTCGCATCCTTGTTCAAGAGTGCCTCAACGGCATGGGTGGCAAGCGCCCATCAGACCTCGATGGCGACCGCTTTACTTGGGCTTGGGCGGATACGCTGATCGAGAACGGTTACAAGCGCCATGAGGCTGCTGGCTACTGGTCAAGCCTCGAGAAGAAAGGCGTCATCTATCACTATGAAGGCAAAGACTACGTGGTGAATGACGAGGTCTGGCAGGCATTTGACCCGATCTGGTAATCGGGAGGGCTACGGCCCTCTCCTACCTACCTTGAACGCGTATATGGTCTATTCAATAAACTGGAGACTGTCATGTATGTTCTTGAAACAATTAGGGATAAGGAAACATTTACAATATTTTATCAGTGCCTACATGATATCAAAACGGATCAGTTAAAGGCATGGAAAGAGCAGTTCCAGAACGAGCCAAATCGATCCTTTCACAAAATGACCGCCAACAATGCCCATAACTGGGTGAGACAAGGTGGCCTGCATACCACCTACCTATACCTAGACGGCAACCGTATCCGTAAGGCGTCCTGACTTTCTGGTATACCAATTAGTTTGGACTTTATCACTGATAAATCTGGAGACACTGACATGCGCCACGAATCAACCATTTACACCTTTAGCCAGCTAACACCGATTAAGGGAATAGACCTTATGGTTTCTGGAGAGTGCGAGATATCCTATAATCTATGCCGTAAAGAACCAGATGTCGGCATCATGGATGACTGGTTTGAGTTTGAGGTAGGCAGGATTTGGCTGCACCCAATCAAGGCTAATGGCGAGAACATGGAACTGCGACCAGAAAGCTGGCTATACGGCACGATCAGAGATTACCTCGGCCATGAAGAGCGAGAATATATTGAGGAATTTCTAGCTGACGACTACATCCCAGCAGACTACTGAGGCCCAATAAATTATTTTCAACAAAACTAAATATTTTTGTTGACGACATCTGAGAATCGCGTATTATACCTGTATTGAAACTGAAGAACTGAAGAACTGGAGATTACAATGTCAAACGCTTCCGATGTAAAACGCTACGTCCGCATCAAAGGCCTTATCGCTGCACTCGAGGCTGAGTTGGACATCGTCAAGGGCCGCCTGATCGAGACTGGCCTTACCGAGGTCTACGGCGACGACATGATGCTCAAAATTAACCGCGAAGCTTCCCGCAAGACCTACAGCGAGAAAAACCTCCTGACCAAATTCTCGCAGTCTGACCTCGACACGGTCGTCACCAAGACGGTCTACACCCAAGTAACCGTCCGTCCTCTCGTTACCTTTGCGAAGGCAGCCTAATGGCTGACATCCAACAAGTGAAAACCCGGGCGAGAACGTCCGGGTGGTCTCTCAACAGCAAAGCCTTTGGGATAGGCTACCGGGAGGCTCTACAAGGGCTTCCAATGGACTACGATGCTTTCGCAAGCTCGACAGATGAACAATGGAATTACGAGCGTGGCAGACTGTTTGCGCAGATTTACAAAGGCCAACTAAAGGATGCCCGG